AAGGCCGGTATCGAGGTCCGTGCCATCCGCCTCGCTGTCGCCCACGAAGTAAACTTCATTCAGGAACTGCTCAACCACCTGACGGGCACCGTTGGCCTTTTCCGCAAGGTAGTTGATGGCAGCGCTGCGGCTGTTGTTCGCAAGCTCCATGGCTTTACCAACTTCCACGATGGAATAATCGTAGCCCTGGCTGTAGGTCTCAACAGCGACCGAGCCCTTAGAGCTGGCAACTTCGACCAGCGGCACATCATTGGAGCGTGCCCCAAGGCGCTGCGGGCGGCCACGGAAATCCATGGTCTTGAACGCGATTGCCTCGGTGTACTCCGGTGCGCTGGTGTCCACCGGCAGAATGACCGGGTACTTGATTTCGGGGTACGGCTGACGCAGTACCTCTTGTTCGACGTAGGTCAGCTCCGAGAAAAGGAAGCTCAGCGCTGCCTGTGCTTTAGCGTCTGCTGTATACATGGATCACTCCTTACTCAGAGCCGTTAAGTTGTACAAGGGCCAGCTCGCCAGCGGCGGCAGTAGACTTGAATGCCGCGTTGGAAAGCTGAATGTTGGTGCCGCCAGCGGCGTCGTTGGTTAGAACGCCCGTGCTGGGGATCACGTAAACCGAGTCACCAACAGCCGCGCCCGCGTCAGACGTTGCCCAGACGCGGCCCACACGAATAACGCTCATGCCGTCGCCCTGCTCATATTCAACGGTCGGGTTGTCGCCGGACTGGTTATCACGCACGGTTTCGCGCACGGTAATGCCGTTGGACGCCTCAGTGCTGGTCGGCAGCTTGGCGCTACGCGGGCCGGTGTCGATGACGCCGAGACCGAAACCGATGGCGCTTCCTTCAGCTACGCGGGAAACCACGTCGGCCATGGCGCGATCCTCGATCTGGCCGTTAAAGGCCCGATCCACGTACTGGTTGAATGTGTCGAATGCAGTAGCCATTAGTGCTTACCTCCGCTCAAGAACTGGTTGTAGGCTTGGGTGCCTTCCGGCGCCTTGTCGTTGCTGTGCAGGCCGGCCATATCCTGGCCAAACGTGCGATGACTCTCAGCCGCCCGGTCTTCGGTGCTGCGCTCCATCTCAAGATCCCACGCGGCCTTGACGTATGCGTCGGACTTGTCGGCCCATGCTACAGAGGGGCGGGCCTTTTCTAGCGCCTTGCGCTGGATGGTCGCCACGTCAGTCGAGTCACAGGTGAAGTCTTCGCCCGCGATCTTGACGGCGCTGGAATGCGCGTCAGACACGGCCTTGATGCGCTCGGCAATGGCCTCATCAGAGGCGGCTTGCTTGGCCTTGTCGCGCTCTTCAATGGCGGCATCTTTTTCGGCCTTCATGCCTTCCATCTCCTCGCGGAGCTTGGCTGCCTCATCTTCGTATTCTTTCGCTTTGGCTTCCATATCCTTATAGGATTTGTTAGCCGCGTCCAGAGACTGCTGGACCAGTTGGGCGGTTGCGTCGTCGCCCACGGTGACGGACTTGCCGTCGATGGTTACTGTTGCCATGGTATGGCTCCTTTCGGTTGCACTTTGATCAAAGAGCGTTGCTCGTTCACCAGCGCGGGCTTTGTCCACCAGCGCTACGTGATTGATGCGGATGTTGCGCTGAACGAAGTCATATTCTTCTCCGTCTTCCGTAACACCCGGCGCGTAGTCGTACTGCGCTTCATATCCTGCTGACAGTGACACCTTGCCGTCCTCGACGGCCTGAATGGCGTTCTTGTCCTTAACGATCAGGTCAACGACCACGTAACGGTCGTCTTCTGGACGGGCTGCGTCTGTGGTGTGTCCCACCGCCACGGACTTGTAGCTGTCCGCCGATACCAGCTCGCCAGGGTGGTCGTCGGTAACGTCCACGTCTTCGTAAGACTTGAGGCTATCCGCCGAAAACACTTCTTCGGGTGGGCGATAGACGTTGACGATCTCGTTAGGCTTGCGGTCGTTGAGCTGGAGTTCAGAGGCCAGATACTGCTGAATGCCCGTGCGTGCGACACGACCGGGAACACGCAGATAGCCCTGATCCGTCCACTGGCGGGAAGTAATGCCGTAGCTCTGTCGGTCCGTTACCAGTACCACGTTTTCGGAGTCTCCAAACGCAAAAAGCCCGCGTCCCTCGGAAGGGAGGCGGGCCTCAGATGGTTTCTGTCAGCCTAAATACAGGTTGTTACGGGTATTCGACCATGGGCTGCTGTGGTTTGTCAACCCAGTACGCGCCCCACAATCATCCAGAACGTATCAGGCATAACCAGATAGACCGTGCCGATGCCTACGGCTGCGGCTGCTGTGCTTTGGAGTAGTTGGTTCATATCTACCTCAACAAAAAAGCCAACACCCTAAGCCCCGGTAGCAGTTGGCGAGCGAGTCGCCTCGGAGTCAGGATGCTGGCTTTTGTGCCCTCGCTCTGTTTGGCCTGCTACAGCCTTAGCGACAAGTTAAGCACTTGCCGGGCTATGCGTCAACCTTCGGAGGCTTCCTCTTCCGCTCGTCCCGAATCAGCGTAATATGCCCATGCTGAACTGAAACAGTAATCTCACAGTGGCCTTCCGCGTGCTGATACTCGCGCAGAACGCGCACCAGTTCCGCCGCGTCGGCTTCGTGTTGGGCTTGGTTCTTGTCAGTCATTGTCGGGCAACTCCCACTCAAACACCGGCTGGCTCGCGCAACGGCAATTAACGTGATGGCGCCCTGGGTGCAGCCCGGTCTGCCCGCCCCACGAAGCCCCCTCATCCCAACGGTAAACGCCCGGTCCATAACCAACGTCCTTGCGCGAAATACCCCAGCAACTGATTTTGGCGTTCGGATACTTCCCGCCCGGTTTGCCCGTCACGCGCTCATCGCCTGCCGTGATGACCTTGTAATAGCTAATGCCTGCGCTACGTTGGCGGCGCTCCGTGATCTCGCTGGTCAGCTTTGCCGTTTGGTCCCTTGCGATGCGCTCCGCCTGCCTGCGCGTCACGCCCGTGCTCTCGCGTATGCGTTGCGTGATTTTGGTCGGCGCGTCACCGTCACGAATGCCGCCCAATACAGCGTTTTCCACCCGCGTCAGGTACTCTTGCGGCACCGACTTGATCAGTTGGGCGTTCTGGTACTGAGCGGCCTGCACGTAGTCCTGTATGCCTTCCTGGTCCAGCATCGACGACATATCGACGCCAGCGGCTTCGTTGACCGATTTCAGGAATGCGTCAGTGCTCTCTGCCTCTGCCATGGAAACAGTGCGGTTCGCCAGACGCTCATAGGTCGATGCGAACTCGCCTTCTGTAAACCGCCTAGCCACGCGCCGAATCGCCTCGATGATACGATCCGCCCACGCGTCACGAGTATACTGCGGGTCTGCGTCCTGTAGGTAATCGGTTTTCTCTTCCTTGACAACGGGAACAACCGTTTCCTCGACCTCCTTGTTGATCGCTCGAACAATCGACTTCAGCTGTGCCCGATAGAACTTCTCCACCTTCTTAGTCGGATTACGCGGACGCGCTGAACGGCGGCGAGACTTTCCCGCCTGCTCGTTCATGGCTTGAAGCTGCTCCAGCGGGGTTTGTTCGGGGACTGTGGTCATTGACCGGCCTCTGGGTCGCTCGGATCACCCGCCCCATCAGGGTCAGCAAACCCCTCACGGTCGGCCTTCTCTTCCTCGCGCATGCGCTCAATGTCTTCATCATCAATGGAATACCGCCCTTCCTGGCGCAGCCGCTCCATGACTTGCGACTTCGTGAGCGTGCCTTGCTGAAGACGAATGTCGTCCACCTGAGCGCGTGCCAGATCCTGTTGAGCCAACTCTGTGCCCGACTCTTGATAAAGCGGACGCCATGACCACGTAGCGTCTTCCGGGTACTCGCCAAACGTGGAGCGCAACATCACGGCGTCCAGCTTCTCCAGATCGTCTCGGAACTGGCCTTCCTGCATACCGCGCACAGCGTCGTAATAGTTGTTCATGTCGCCTTCACCCGTGGCGTCCATCCCTGCGGCGGACTGCCCGAAAAGGCGCGTCATTGGAATGTCAGCAGCCCCGGAAATCCAGATCATAAACTTGTCCAGAATCTCGCCAAGGCCGCCAAAGGACAACTCCTTGCGCTGATACTCTTCCGTGCCGTCAAGCAGAAGCTGGTTATTGATTGACTGCATCTGCTTGGCAAGGGCGAAACGCTGAATGATCTCGCTCTCCTGACCGCTGGCAAGCTCCGCTGAAAGCCCTTCGCGGTT